CCCGTATTTATTTGGTGCCACACCATACCGCCTCCTTTAAGGTCAATAACTGACCAGCCCCGAAAGGCCGAATAGCCGCATGGTTTAGCACCTGGTATTCACCCACCGCACACTCTGGAATCTTGTTGAAAAACGCTCTAGGGTAGAATTACGATAACACCGAAGTGCTCTACCGCCTGGAAACAAGAATGTGTGGAGGAGGAAAATCATTTACGTGCACACTACGTAATCACGAGCGTAGCGGGCAACGTCAGGAAGTGCTGGAATGAGCTTAGACAGGCTGGAGTAGTCACCCACAAGGATGAGTGCCTCAGCCCTCATTTGGTCAATGACGCTGATGTGATACAGGTCTTCAAAGATAGCCCGCGTCTCCGAGGATATTTCACCAAGGTTCACGCTGCGCAAATCCTTCGGAGGATTCACATGGTAACCGTCTTCAATATAGATGGGATTGCTCCCATTTGTATCTTGAAGGCAGCGCCGTATGAAAGCCTGAACTATTGGGCAGTTGGGCGTCTCATTCGCGGCTGAGAGTGCTTTCGCCCTCTGAAGTCCGCAAAGTAACTTATCACGCGCGTGCAAGAACGAACCGGTCCAACCGAAAGTCTGCATGAAGCGCCGCGGGTCCCTGATAATGTCGCCGGTTGACGAACACACGATGCCGCAAAAAGAGGCAAGGCAGGGATCTGGCACTTCAACAATTTTAATGGTGAAGCCCAGCTCCGCGAATTCTTCTACTGTAAGATCGGTTGTGCAAGAAAAAAGGCCATCATCGCCTTCCACGAATCCAGTGAGGATCGCGTCCTTCCTGTGTGCTATGTACTTAGCGAGCATCAGGTTTGTGAAACCGTTGCCCAGTGAAGTACACATATCCCCAGACATTCTTCTGCCGCGCATCACACAGCTGTTTCCTGTGCGTGTGCGGCATCGATTCTTCCCTATTATTACGGAACACAAAAACTCCGCGGCTTCTGGGCACCAAGCGAGACAGTGACGGTAAAGAACACACTCGCAGGCGTCCATAAGCTCAGGTGTGAAGTGGGCCTCATAAAAGGAATAGTCGGTCTGGAAAAAACGACGGCCAGCTTGTCTCATGTTCCGAATGAGTTCTGGGCGGTCGCGCACGGGGACGTGCTTTATGAATTCGGGAAGGTCATAGACCACCTCCTCAATTGCCTTGAAGAGGGGCCCACTGAAGACCTTGAATTTATCGGTCCGGGAATTGATCAGTCGACCATACTTAAAACTAGGGTAGGGCTCTGCCTTAACGTGAGTCGCAACCTTAGACGCCTGCCGCTTCGTGGGGTGTGTCCCGTGACACTCCTCAAAGCAATCGGCAAGCATTTTCTTCCTGCTCTCATTATACGATGTGGTCTCGAGCCACTCCGTAAAAGTCATGTGCCGAGCCTGTGGTAACTTGGCAACATATGACTCGACGAAAAGTTTGAAGTCCTGGAGGACGCCCTCAACAGGTTTGGGGACGTCATGAAGAACCCTCATCGAGAAAGCAGTACCCACTGTGAGAGGGTCATTGGCATCAACACACAGTGGAGCATAGTCTGGGACAGCGCAAAATGGAAGACGACGAAACACCTTTTTCCGCTGGCGTCTTAGATCACTCGTGTAAACCTCAGCACCACCCTCCGTCGAGGGCTTGTGCTGCACGAATGGGGGCATCGGGACCTCAATGGTCCTGTACCCCTCAGCGAAAACTTTCTTTCCGGTGATGTAGGGGTCTACATGAGCGGCCGCATCGACACGGCCACCCCCCCGAAAAAATGTTGCTTCTCTACTAAGAAGAAGATCACCTTCTCGGAGCCGGAAATGAGCGTCATGTGGTCAAAGTCAGGCATGGGCAGTGTGGCGAGCCTCCGTATCTTTGAACGGGTCGTGCTCTTAACTACTTGCGCATCCGCGCCCCCCTCGAATTCCTGGATAACACAAGACACAATATGCGGCACATAAGAAAATGTGACACTCTTGTAAACTGGGCTATTCCAGAGAAACTTTGCAAGTTCCCAAAAGAACTTGCAAAAAAAGAAAAGGGAGCAGAGTTGGTAGCACCACGCAGCAGGGACATGCCTGCCAGTGTAGATGAAATAACCCTCGCTGCCATACCACGCCGGTTCAGTTGGGGAAAACGAATAGTAATCCCCATCACGGGTAGCGTAGGCGTCGGGAACCATAGACGATGTCCACTTATAGCCCGCGGCAAGGCCGAGAGTTAAAAAAGGAAACTGACTAGTGTCCCCATCGCATGCGATGGCGAGCTCACGAATGTACCACCAGACCACAAGCCAACCGACAAAGCGGAATGACCTATAGAAAAATGTCATGAGCCCTCGAGAGTATGTGACCGCAACGCACCGTAGCGGTGCCTGTGTCTCCTGAACACCCCTATTACTGACGATCCTACGCTCACCAACGTAGGGGACATCAACCGCCTTCTGTGTGTACGAGACCAACCAGGAAGGAATTTCCAGGTCTCGCAAGGCCAGCTCCATTATCTGCTCGCGGGTGAGCGTCACACCAGCGAGGGGGGATTCTAGGGAGTAGGCTTGGGGAGGCGTCACGCTAGACTGGTTGCACCAGCAACTCAGCAAGAATGTCCAAGGGAAGCAGAGGAGAGAGAAAGAGAAAAGAAAAAAACGGACAATTAACCCATGGCGGTTCATCTTGTGCCAAGGTGGGACAGGAACAACCTGCCATGGTTGTATGGTCTTCGTCGGGTCCCTTGGATCAAGCACCGCATCAGAATGGGGTAGGATAAAAACCCTAACCAAAAACCGACAAATGTAGAAACACCACAATCCCCCCCGAAGGAGGCAAGTGATGTGCCACACAAGGTACCCGAAAACAAAGAACATCTCTGTGATCCCAGGTATGCCCTGGGGGGGGACAGCGGGAGGTAAAACCGCTGGAGCCAGTACGACCAAAGGTCGAATTGCCCTGGGGACTGGCAAGACGGGTGGTAAAGCCGCTGGTGCCAAGGGCAAGGGATGAGGCGCTGCCAGTATGGCCGCGACAGGTTGTGCTCGTGCTGGCACAGGCACAACGATTTCAGGTGGCACGACTGCCACGGGTGCAGGCTGCTGAACCTGCGCCTGTCTCGCGACCCCCTTGACTATCGCTAGTCGGTAGGGTACAGGCGCAGGTGGATCCACCGGGGCTGGGTTTACCGGTTGCTGGAGTATCTCTACTCCAACCAGGTCGTCAGCAGGGGCATGCGCAGGGGCGGCTATCTCCGCCCTGGGAGGTGATGGGACATGTGGTGGGACAGGGGCTTCCTCGGGCTGAGTACTTGGCAAGCGACGCGGATGCCCATTGAACAAACCATAGGCGTCGGCTGTAAGAAACACGCCGCCGTCCACGGAATGCACAAAAGCATTCTTAGTCACATTTCCGGTATCGTCGGTGATGCGTAGAGAACGCAAAACCTGACGGCACTCCGGGCAGCGATATTGCTGCTTGCCTTTCTTCTTGACGCACACGGCGTCGCCAACGATATCCCCCGACCTAGAGCACGGGCCGGGATTCCTCTCCACACCGCCACGGATGAGCAACATCCTCACCGTGCGGACGTCCGCCCGAATGTGCTGTGGGCGGAGCCTATCAAGTCCCCTACGAAGGGCACCATAGGCCCACGCCGGCGCGTGAACAGTCTCGGGTTTGGCCCAATGGCCTGAAACAGCCCTAGTCTCCAAAGCGACAACCAAATTTTCCAACGCATTGCGTGAGAGCGAATCGATATGGTGTGAGGTTGTGGCCATGTTTGATGGGGGGGGGTTGTTTTGGGGTGCTAGAACCGGTTGGACTGGGCAAGGGCCTGAGCGAGCCCTAATCCCCCCCCAGTGGGGGGGGGCCAACCACCATAGACCAGTGCCCGTATTCGCACAGGCCTAGACAGACACCTGAGGGGTGCAGTCCTTTCGCGCAGGCAGCAGGCAACCGAGAATAGATAATGCAACGCCACCATAAATGATGGCGCCGTCTCAACCCGGCGACCCGATACTGACGGCCCTGCAGCCGGCAGCTAGCTAACACATCCCACAGTATAGTCTCAGGTAGAGCGTTGCCTCAACGCTAGTCCTCAGCTCAAAAGCCATACTCAAACTGTGGGGCAGGTCCAACGGCGGGCGCTTTGTCCTAACCGCAGGGATAATTTTCAAGTCTGTGTGTACCCCCACACAGAAACGCACAAGTCACCAATAGGGGCCAGGAACGGCTACTTACAACGTGGCATAAATGCCACGCAACCTACTAGCGCCACAGCCAATGTCTCGAAACAAATGAAGCAGGAGTGGAGGACAAAATACACAGGAATAAATATATAAACACCTGTGAGTGCAGGGATCACTCGGCCAGAGTGAATGCATTGCCCAATTTTCCCAACGACGGCTGTGAATAGTCTACAGTGCGG